ACATACATACCCATAATCCAGTTCCACTCATTTTGCCGCCGGTCCCGGTATTCCTGCGCCCTGCGATATGCCCTTACCATTGTCACATCCTGGTTCCAGAACTCGTCATAGGACATTCCGATGGACATATAGTAAGGGCATTGCTGCTCAAATACTTCGGTATAGGTCTGGGAAGTTAGCCCTTCGTCACTTTCCAGACCGCCAGGTTTCCCTCGTCCACGGACTTGTCATCCGTGAGGGTATTGACGGTTTCGGAATACATCTCCAGCAGAGCCTGGATGAAGCCGTTCTCACCATCGCCGATCTTGTCGGAAATATGCTCATAGATTTCATCAACCAGGTTGCGCTTGATGCCCTTGTGGTGCTTGGCGAAAGCGCCGTACACCAGCATGGGAACCATAGTCATAGGCTTGTCGGAAATCTGGTCCAGAACAAAGCCCTGCTGTTCCATCTGTCTTACGGCGTTTCTGGTGTATTCCAGAGTGTACTCTTTCTTCTGATAGGTAATGGTAATCTGGGTTGCCATGTTTGTTACTCTCCAATCGTTTGTGTTTTGTGTTTATATTCAAAATAAGGGCGGTCAATGCCGCCCTTTATTTTGTGCTGATTAGGCTCCCTGGCTCCACACAGGGACGGTGGAAGGAGTCACGGAAACGGTCATTTCCAGAACGGAGTCAACAGAACCCTCGTTCACGCTGGCAGACACGCCGCCCTTCCAGGAGTAGCCGGAGCCATCACCAAAGGTCAGCTTGCAGTCCTGCTCACCATCCAGAGCGTTGATTTCCGCATAGGTAGCGGCATCGTAGTTCATCAGGAAGGGGAAACTCTCGCTGGTCTGGCGAATGCCGGGGATGTAGGTCTGGGCATCGTCACTCAGAGTGGTGGTTTCCAGAGCGCTACGCTGGCCCAGGATAGAGGGGAAGTCCTTGATGGGATAATCCTTCTCGCCAATGGACAGCTTGGTATTATAGGAATTGATAGCCATAGTTATTCCTCCTTAAAGGTTTATCGTTTGTATACATACCCTGCCGAACTGATTACGGCTTCGTATGTGGCTGTGATGTTATACACAGTAGAGTCGTAAATCTCCGGGGTGGTAGTGTAGGTAACACGCCGGAAACCCATTTTTCGCAGCACCGAATCTGCCGTTGCGAAAATCGCTCTCGCCTCGGCTTTCTTGCCGCTCGTTTTGCCGGAAAAAACTTGGAGTCGGTAAGTCACACCAGCGTACTTTTCCTCATCGGAGGAATCCTCCAAACTGTCCACCATGACATTCTGCGTTTCATCCAGCGTCAAGGTAGGCAGTTTGGAAGGGGTACGCAGGCTTTCGCCAATTACGGTTGTTCCGATATGACCGTATCGGACAGCTTCGGCAACGGCGGTAAAGACTTCGTTATTCACATCGATCATCGCCATACCTCCCTTGCAATCTGCTGTACCTTTTCAATCATTTCGTTACGAGCCGTAAGCATCGCCTCCGCAGGCTGATTACCATAGGTGTGTCGTGCTGCCGCACCATCACTTCCCTTGAACCACCAACCATGCGGATTCTTGCCCTGTCCCTTGCCGTATGTGCCGTGGGCAGGCGGCTTATAACCCGTGTCCGTACCGCTCCACTCCGGGTATTTCACGCCGGTACCAAACTCGATGAAGCCGACAGACTGACCACAAGCCACGACAGCGTAACCGTTACTGCGCTTTTCCAAGCGGACCGTAACATCGTTTACACCGTCATAATCGGCTGTGGCAAAACCAGCACTCGCAACGCTTACACCGATTTCGGCTAATCGCCGGGTGAACTCTTTCTCCTTTTTCAAGAAATCTCTTTTGTACTGCCGCACCAGCTTTTGAGCCTCTGCGATGGATTTCTTGTCAAAGGGATTGATTACGATATTCATGTAACCTTCACTTCCTGGAGGGCATACATGATACCGTTTTTGCTGTCGGCCTTTCGGACGACAATGTAATTGTGCGGATCGGGCGGGGCTGCTCCGAACCACACAACGGCACTCTCATCAATGGGACAACGGGTGTCTGCCACGCAGATCGTGCGGACATATCCGGTGAAGTTACCGAATGCGTTTACCGCATCCTCGCCAGATGCGGCAGACACATTACACATCAGCGGAGTAGCCGCGCCGTAAACCGGAGTCAGTTCACCGGTTTCGTTTCCGTATTCATCCACATTCGCAACCGCACCGGTCTGGAGTGCGTAGTAAATCTGACGCTTGTTTCGGTTCAAACTACGCATCAGTTCACGCCCCCACATACCGGGATGATTTGCCGCAAAAGAGAGGGACTAACATCTGCCGCCTCATAAGTCCGATGCACACCGTTTTCGATGTGTGCGGTCTGGCCTTCCGCTCCCATCTTGGCGAACAGTTCCAGAGCAATTCGCATCTGAATCCGTTCGTACTGAGGGGGAACAACTGCCTCCTCCGGGATGCCGAAGGGATATCGGCGGTTAAGCACGATCCCCTCGGCTTGCTCCAGGAGGATGAGGAGCAGGTCGTCAGTTGCGGTGTCAGGAGAGATAAGCACCGCCAGCTTTTCTACTTTTTCAGCATTAGTCATAGGTACTTACCTCCTTGGGGAAAATCAAGCGCCCAGAGTAATCTTGACAGCCTTAGTGGCGTCGGTCAGGGCAGCCAGGTAATACTTCCGGGAAATAACGGTGTTCTTACGGATATTGGCATCATCGGCATCGCGGGGAGGCTGCTCGACCTCAGTACCCTTCTTGTTGAACAGGGTAACGGCCTCCTTAGTGCCGCCAACGATGGTACCGGCAACGGCATCCTGCTTGGTATACAGGTTCCAACCGGCAACAGTGCCGATATAGCCCTGGCGAACGAAAGCCTCAACATACTTCAGGTCATCCTTCAGAGCCTTGCGAATCTTAGCCACATCGGCAGGGCTGACGAAAGCGAACAGTTCCATGTTCTCCAGGTTCTCAGCGTTCAGCTTGGCACCGGCATCGACAAAAGCGGCGAAGTCGAAAGCGGCAACAGGAACCTCCAGGGTAGCCTTGTTGAACTCGGCAAAGATATCGGCGTTGACATGGTTGAACATATCGGTAGCCATGTGGCGAACACCGGTGGTCACGACCAGGGGATCGGTCATAGCCTCCTCATCGAAATACTCGAACCGGTTCTGAGCCAGCAGGATTTCGTACTCCACAGGAGCGTAGGTAACTTCGATGCTCTTGGTGTTGCCCTCGCCCATGCCCAGCTTCTCAGTGCCGTTGGTAGCGGAGTAGACATGAATCTTCTTCTTCATGCCAGCAACGCCGGTCAGAGAATTGTCGATGGTGCAGAAGCGCATCAGGTCCAGGTGGGAATTGTACTGATCTTCGATTTCGTTAGCCAGCACAAAGTTTTCGTAAATAGTGTGAGCCATAGATTAAGTCCTCCTTAATTTTTGTAAAACTCGGCATACTGCTCCGGGTTCTCGGTGGCGAACTTCTGCTTTTCAGCAAGACTCAGCTTGGAGAAATCCTCCTTCTTCATGCCGGACGGTGCGCCGCCAGCAGGAGGTTCGGGGGTCTTTTTCAGCAGTTCAGCCCGCAGAGCCTTTTCCCGGCTCTCAGTATGTGCTTTCTGATTCTCAAACACGGTAGCAAAATCGCCCTTTGCCAGAGCCTCGGCAGTTGCGTTTGCCAGCTTCTCATCATAGCCCATAGCCAGATAAGCCTTGGCATAGCTGTTCACAGCCAGGGCGCGTTCGGCCTTTTCGGCTCTCTCAACCAGTGCGGCGTGTTCCTCTGCCGCTTTCTGAGCCTTGACTTCATCCTCGGTCATGCGCTCTTTGAGGGACTTCTTGGCAGCCGCCAGTTCGGAGGCGGTCTTGTCAAAGGTTGCCTTGCTCACAAAACCGCTCATGTCGGGTTCGTAGGCTTCCAGGGCGGCAATCTTCTCTTCGGGGGTCATGCTGTCGTAGTTCTCGATGTTGATTTTCATAGAAACTCTCCTTGCGCTTTTAAGTGATCTCCCACTATGATTTTGCGTTTAACAAGGCGGTTCTCTCCGCACGATTCGTGTTTATTACGCTGTTCTCTCAGCAAAATAAAAAGCGCCAGCACCCGGGACTCTCGTCCGTGTCGGGTTACTGGCGCTCTATTTCTGGCGCTCTGGTTTGATATAGATTTTTCTCTCTACGGTGTCAACCTCGACAAGCGCCTTGCATTTACTGCACTTAATCTGCGCCTGTCCGTTGATGTTGCCCAGCTTGCGACCGCAGCCGGGACACCGCACTTCTTCCAAAGTCAGCACTCGCATCACTCCTCTGCCTCTACCGGTTCCAAACGACAACGGCAGTTATAATGCGTTTTCTTGGGAACCTTTAATATATCGTAAATCGTGCCGTGGCGTTCTCTGCACACGGGACACGTCCCTTTATCAATCGTTGCCACCCAGCGAACACGCTTGACGCCCATAATCTGCTTTACCTTGTCACCAATCATACGCGTGGTGAGCGTTGCCGTGTAATCGCCGTACAGCTTCTCCAGCCGCTCTGGGCTTCTGGCTTCTTCCTTGTTCTTCACCAGGTCGTCCGTAATCAGAAAGGAGTTCGCTCGCGTTCTACCTGTGACGGAGCCGCCCAGAGAAATCAAGCCTAGGGTCGGGAAGTCGCCCTTGCGGCGGTAACTCAGCGTCTTATACTCTGCCGAAATATCCGGCAACCCAATACCAGGGAAAATATCGTGGAAACAGTAT